GCAGTTCCCGGGCGACCCGAACACCGATGACCTGGCAGAGATTATTAACTGCCGCTGTACGATAGCACACATATTCCCTGACGAGGTAGACGACTAATGGACTTATGGATTTGCGGTCAGTGGGTCAATGACAAGGAATGGGATTTTCAAGGTATTTTTGATAGCGAACAAAAAGCTATTGATGCTTGCACGCATGATAATTATTGGATCGCCCCGGTCAAGCTGAACGAAACATACCCACAAGAAACAGTACAGATGCCCGGTGCATATTATCCGAGATTAAACCTATTACGCTGAGGTAATAATGGACATTATCACCCAACGGCTAAAGATGGCCGATATCAACCGCGAGAAGGCAGAAGCCTACGCCCAGATTATGGGCTGCGCGCCTGAGGATGTAGAGTACATCCGCAAGGGGCTTGTCGCCTCCGACGTGCAGTTTGACGAGGGCGAGCGCGCCGCGGTGAGCTACATCACCACCAATGACGTTGACCGCGACGGTGAGATTGTTGACCCGGCCGGTGCTGACCTTGAGGCGTACCGCAAAAACCCCGTTGTACTGTTCGGCCATGATTACAGCGAGCTGCCCATCGGCAAGAACCTCTGGATCAAGTCAGACGACCGCGGGCTGATAGCCAAGACGCAGTATGCCTCGCATGAGTTCGCCCAGAAGGTCTACGAGTACCGCAAGGAGGGCATGCCGCTTGCGCAGTCTATCGGTTTTATCCCGATGGAGTGGGAGGACTCGCCCGGTGATGTGAAGGGCTGCCGCCGCCGTTACAAAAAGTGGGCGCTGTTGGAATACTCGGACGTGCCGGTGCCTGCCAACCCCGAGGCGGTCGGCATCGCCATATCCAAGGGGCTGATCAGCCCGGAATACATACCCGTCGAGGAGCCGGTCGAGAAGGAGGGCCGCGTGCTCTCCAGCCGCAACCGCACGCTGGTCATGGCCGCCGTGCAGCAGATGGACGAGGCCGCCGCTGCCCTGCGCGAGCTGCTATCGGCGACCGAACCGGCGCAGGCCGATGAGCCGGCCGGCGAGACCGTGGAGATGGCCGCTGGTGAGGTAGAACTCAAGGCCGCGCCTGAACCTGAACCCGCGCCCGCGCCTGCCCTCGGCAAGCAAGATCTGATGACGGTGCTCAAGGATGCGCTGGCCGCTAACCGTGTGAACATTGCCGGGCTGGTCGATGAGGCTGTGGCCCGGAAGCTGGGAAAAGTAACGCTATAACGACCAGGCGCTGCCGCGCTGGAGCCGGTAGGGGCAACCCGGAGCTGGTAGGCGCAATGCAGGCGCTGGAGGTCATTGCAGTACAAACAACGCAATAACCATCACAATCAATTTAGAGGTGCAAAATCATGGAACTTTCCGAAATCAAAACCCTGTTCGAGGACACCCTTAAGGCCGAGAATGCGGCTGTGACCGCCGAAATTGGCAAGGCTGTCGACGAGAAGCTGGCCGCCCTGCGCGAAGAGATCAAGCCCAAAGAGATCCACGTCGGCGATGACCGCGAGGCCAAAGATCCCAAAGGCGGCTTTAAGAGCCTGTCCGAGTTCACCAGCGCCGTCATCAAGGCGTACTCCAAAGAGAACCCCGTCATCGATGAGCGGCTGGTCAAGATGCAGAAGGCCGCCTCCGGCATGAGCGAGGGCGCCGACATCTATGGCGGCTACCTGGTTCCCGAGGAATACCGCCGCGAGCTGTGGAAGCTCGGCGTTGAGACCTCCCCGATCTATGCGGCCGCGACCAAAGTGCCGATGGCCACCAACCGCGTCGAAGTGCCCTACGTCAACGGCTTCTCCGACCGCGACGATGGCACCATCCACGGCGGCATCAAATTCTACTGGCTCGGCGAGGCCGAACAGCGCACCGCCACCAAGCCGACCCTGGCCAAGTTCGCCCTGACCCTGCACAAGGCCGCCGGTCTGTTCTACGCCACCGACGAGCTTCTGGCTGACTCGGTCATCTCCATTGAGCCGATGATCCGCGAGATGTTCGCCGACTCCATCCGCTACACGATGGAAAATGTGATGATCAACGGCACGGGCACCGCCCAGCCGCTGGGCATCCTCAATGCCTCCTGCCTGGTCAGTGTGGCCAAAGAGGACAACCAGGCCAAAGACACGGTCGTGACCGAGAACATCCTCAAGATGTATGCCAGGCTGTACCGCAAGGACGGCGCTTTCTGGCTCATCAACCAGGATGTATTCCCGCAGCTTCCGCTGTTGACCATCACCGGCACCACCTCCAGCGCCCCGGTCTATGTTCCGGCCAACGGCCTGGCGGGTGCGCCCTACGGCACGCTCTTGGGCCTGCCGGTCTACTTCTCCGAGAACTGCGGCACCGTCGGCGACCAGGGCGACATCATCCTGGGCCAGTGGAGCCAGTACCTGATCGGCCAGAAGGCGGGCGCGGATGTTCCCGACTTCGCCAGCTCGATCCATCTCAAGTTCGACTACGATGAGACCGCGTTCAAGTTCACGTTCCGCGTGGACGGTCAGCCCTGGTGGCAGGGGCCGCTGTACACTCCGCACAGCGCCAACACCCTGTCCCCGTTCATCGTTCTGGATGCTCGCGCCTAACACTGATCAATGGGCGGCTCGGCAACGGGCCGCCTGAACTTATAAACTGAGGTAACTGAAAATGGCTTTCAACATCGATGATCTTCACTTTGTGCATGTTGGCAATTCCTCTTTTATCGCGGCCAACGAGGACATCTTCAACGGTAACCCCTCGACCGATATCGTAAATATGGAGTTGTACAACGATGCTTACCTGCTCATCATCAAGAGCGCGGGTGCAACGGGCACCGCAACCATCACTTGCGAATCATGCGATACTGTCGTTCCCGGCACAGCCACCGCTGTTGCGTTCGAGTACAAGGCATGCACCTCGGCCGATACCTGGGGCGCATGGACGGCGGCCGCCACCTCCGGCTTTGTCACCACCGCCGGGGCCAATCAGATGTATCTGTGCCACGTCTCTGCCGACATGCTTTCCGGCGCCAACAAGTTCGTTCGCTTCACGCTGACCGAAACCGTCAATGATCCATGCGACGGCGCGGTGGTTCTTTTCATGGCCAACCCGCGTTTCAGCCCGAATCCGTCGGTCACCGCGCTTGCTTAATCAAGTGAGGTAATGTAATGCGTATCAAACTAACCGACCACTTCCGCGGCAAGAAGCCCGGTGATGTCATTGATTGGCCCGATCCTATGGCAAGCATCCTGATCGAATCCGGCCGCGCTGTCAAGTACGAAGCGCCGGAAGGCGAGGATCACGTCAAGGCCGTCGATGGCCCGCCGGTCGACAAGTCCATGCAGCGGCGAGTGCTCGCCAAGAAAAAGGGCTGATGCCCGTAAACTCTGGGGCCGGGCGGTCCCGCTCGGCCCTGGTCATAACTAAGACTGGAGAACATAATGGGAACAAAGCCCACATGGATAAGCGGCGCCTATTGCCTCTATGACACCTACCCTCATCGGCTGGTGGAGGCACACGGCAACAATGTCCACAAGTACGTGACCGATTTTACCGCGCTGCCGGTAGATGACACCACCGGCGATCCGACCGAGTACACCGTGACCGTCGTCGAGGCCGGTGCTGGCAAATCGACCATGACGCTCAAGAGCGACGCTCAAGGTGGCTGGCTGCGTATCGAGGCTGCCGGCAACGAAAATGACGGCGCTCAGATGGTGCTCAAGGGCGAATCGTTCAAGCTCACCAGCGGCGATAAGCTGTACTTCAACACCCGCATCCTGATGGATGAGGTCACTCAGTCCGACATGCTCATCGGCCTGGTCATCGGCGGCAATACCACGCTCCTGGGTGGGATGACCGATGGCATCTACTTCCGCACCGTGGACGGCTCGGCGGCGCTGACGTTTGTCACCGAGAAAAACTCGACAGAGACCTCGACTGCCGCAGCCACGCTTGTGGCGGCAACGACCTATTACCTGACTTTTGTTTGTGATGGGGCCAGCACGGTCGATGCCTATGTCAACGGCACGAAGGTCGCAAGCCATACCACCAACCTCCCGGATGATGAAGCCCTGACCGTCGGCATCGCCTATCTGAACGGCGCGGCCCAGACCAGCAAGGGCCTTGAGGTCGATTACATCAAAGTGTTCGGGATTATGAACTAACCACAAAAAGGGCAGGCCGATGTCCATTATTAGCTATGCAGAAGCCGAGGCTTTTCTCGATGACGAGCTGTCGGCGGGCAACCTGGATTTCCCGCTCCTGTGTGACGCAGCAGATGCATGGGTAAAAGCATACTGCAGGCGGGACTTTGAAAGCGCAACCTATACCGAGTATTACAACGGGCACGGCCTGCCTGATCTGTTCCTTAACCAATACCCCGTGACCGACCTGACGCGGCTGTCTGTCAGCCGTCGCAGTGCCCTGCGGGTATGCAACACCAATGCACTGACCACCGCCTCGGCAACCGTCACCTCTACCGGGGTGGTGCTGACCTATAACGGCACAGCCTCAACATTCCTTTTTGCCGACTATGCGACGCTTACCTTACTGCAGGCCGCCATCAACGCAACAAGCGGCTGGTCGGCCGAGCTGCAGAACAGCGCCGAGGCTGCTATGCTGTCGACCGAGCTGTGCAAGGCATACGGCAAGAGCTGTATCAATTCGCAGTACGTAGACCTCGAGGTGCCGGATGTGGCCGAGTACGACTTTACTCTTGACACCGATTCCGGCATATTGACCCGTGCAGTGGGCTTCCCGGCAGGTCTTGCCAATATCCGCGTGGACTATACCGCCGGCTATTCATCCGATGACATGCCAGAGGATATCAAGACGGCCGTCAAAATTCTGGTCAAGGACTGGTGGGAGAAGCGCAGCGAGAGCGCGTTCAACCTTGCCAATTATTCAGTGGGCGGCATGGCCAAGCAGATTATCAGCGTTATCCCGCCCGAGGCCAGAATGATACTGGACGCTTACCGGAGGATGCGAGTCTGATGGTCGGCATCAAGGAGAGCGTCACACTGCAGCGGCCCGATCTGGTGGACGATGACTATGGCACCGGCACCAACACATGGACCGACTGCGCGACGTTCAACGCGACCGTGGCCGCCGTTGGCTCCGGTGAGATGATGGCAATGGACCGTCAGCAGATGCAGTTCTCTCACCGGCTATGGATCGACTACCACAAGGCGCGCACATTCAAGGCCGAGCTTGTCCCCGGCGGGCGCTTCAAGATCGGCGAGCTGTATTATGATATCGTTGGCATTGAGCACCACATGCGCAGGCTGTCGGTGGTGCTGCTGAGTCTGCAAACATGATGAAGTGGGATGACAAGGCGCTCAAGACTGAGGTGCGCGAGAAGGCGCGCCGGAAGCTGATACGAGCGGCGGCTACTGTTGAGCGCGAGTGCAAAAAAAGCATGTTAAGCGGTTCGCAAGGACGGTCCATAATTGCGACAAAAGAATCATCCCGGCAGTACACCAGGACGAAGAAGAAAAAGACGCACTGGTCAAGCCCTCCCGGTGAGCCGCCACACGTTGACACCGGACGCCTACGGGCATCGGTCACATGGGCGCTGTCCGAGGGCAATCAGCAGGGCAACCAGATAGTTGGCCCGGCACAAGCAGGCGATCAAGTTGAAGCGCCAGACCGTGATGTGGCGCGGATTATTGCCGTCATCGGGACAAACGTAGACTATGCCAAAGCATTGGAGTTCGGCTTTTTGCCGCGCGGCCTCAAGGCCCGGCCGTACCTGCGCCCGGCGCTCAAGCGGGCAACCGCTAAAATAAGGTATCTGTTCGCCCATGAATAAGTACATCTGGAAGGGCATACTCGACAAGTACAAAGCATCGGCCACACTCAAGGCGGCCATCCCGCGCATGTACCTGATCGAAGCGCCGCAGGAGAAGATCGAGCAGCGCGGTGCATACCCGTATTGCGTGGTGATCCCGATTGCCTCAGACAAAGAATATACGTTCACAGAGGCGGCCGATAACCTGCAGGTGCAGTTCTCGATTTATGACGATGACGACACCGTAGCCACCATCAACGACGCGGCCGACAAGCTCAAGGCGGTATTTGATTTTGCGAGCATCACCGTCACCGGATATAACCATATTTGCATGCAGCAGGAATATTCAGAGTTGATGCACGAGGATAAGTATTGGCACCAAGTAGTAGTTTATGATCTCATCATTCAGAAAACGAGGTAAACAAAATGGCAGAAGTAAGAGGATGCGGCGGCAGCCTTACCTACGCCAAGCTAACCGCTGGCGTCAAGCAATGGACGCTGGATTATCAGCAGGAAGTCCTGGACGTGACCGATTTTGCCGATAACTGCGCCAAGGCGTTCATGGCTGGCTTCACCTCATGGACGGCGACCGCAACCGCCAACTGGGACGCGGCCAACACCGCCAAGCCGGGCGATTCGGCCAGCTTGACCCTGACCGTTACTTCCGGCAAGAAGTATTCCGGTACGGCGATTGTCACCGGCCTATCGGTCAACACCGATGTCAATGGCGTGGTGGAGGCAACCTACTCGTTCCAGGGCACCGGCGCGCTGTCGATTACCTAACAGGAGGGCGCAATGGCTGAATTAAGAGGCGCACTCGGCGCAGTGTTCAAGGGCGCGGCGGCGATATACTCCAAGAATCTGGTATTCTCCGACGGCAGCAACACCATCACTAACAGCGACGACCTGTTTGTCACCAAAGGCTTCTCCGGCGGTCAGGTGGTGCTGGTCTATGGCTCGACCTCCAATGATGGCGTCTACAACGTGGACACCGTTGCCGCCGGTACGCTGACGATGGAGGAGACCACTGTATCAGAGACCCCGTCAACGGCGGTACTGATTTATACCGCAGCCCCGGGCACGCAGGTCACCGGATTCTACAGCTGGCAACTGGATTGGACGCACAACGTCATGGATGCGACCGACTTTGCCGATGCCGGGAGCAAGACCTACATTGCCGGCGATACCGGATGGACGGCGACCGCGCAAGCCCACTGGATGACCGACGAGGACGTTGAAAGCCTGTTCGGCACCGAGCTTATAGTGAGGTTCTTTGTCAAGTATTCGGCCTCACCGTCTGCGCCCGCGCCGGTCTATCTCTACGAAGGGCTGGCCATTATGTCCGGGATGCAGGTAGACACCAACGTCAACGAGCTTGTGCAGCGGCCGCTTACATTTACCGGCGTCGGCCCGCTCATTTACCGCGCTTATACCGCATACCCGTCGTAAGATGCAAAAAGGAGGAACGACGTGCAAGATTTACCTGATCTACTACCCGATGTGATAGAATACCAGTTGGGGGCGCAAGTCTACAAGTTTGCGCCCTTGACTATGGGCGATCTGGCCGCACTCGGCAGCCATATCCGTCAGCAGCGCATCAAAGACTTCCGCGCCGCCTGCGACGGACTGGACCCGGTGATTGTGGCCGCCGGCCTGGAGTCCATCATTAAGGCCGACCCGGACATTAATATGACCTCCCCGGAGGCGGTGACGTTCCTGGTATGGCGTTCGCTGTTGCGCAGCCAGCCGGACTTGACGCTTGAGGCAGTGGGCCAGCTGTTGAGCATGGCCAACGTGGGTGAGGTGACGGCCCTGGTCAATCAGATCGGGGGAGCGTCAAAAAACTGACCACGGGCGCGGGTAGTGATGGCGAGGCTTTGGGTATGACGACAGCCTGCGCCCTGGTCAGCTACTTTTACGGATACACGCTATCAGACATTGAGGGCATGACCTTGTTCCAGTTCAGAACATACCTGCACGAGACCGGCCAGATCATGCGCCTCCTCAACGGTCAAGCGCCGATGAAGCGCCCGGACCAGATTAACCAGATCGCCCGTTCTATCGGGCTGACCGGACCGGTGAAGTAATGGCCAAAATAGCAGAAGCATACGTCGAGATATCCGCACGGCTCGACAAGATGAACGCTGACCTTAACCGCGCAAAATCGGACTTTGCCAAAGCCTCCGGCCAGATGCAGACGCAAGCCAACGCGCTCTCCGGCATCATCACCAAAATCAAGGCATCCTACGCGCTGGCCGCTGGTGTTATCGGCGGGGCGTTTGTCGGGGCCATCACCTCGGCCATCAAGTCCACCGCTGACCACCTCGACGCGCTCGATGAGATGGCCGTCAAGACGGGCGTCTCTGTTGAGATGCTGACCAGCCTGGAGCTGGCCGCCAAGCAAAACGGCGTCTCAATGGATCAACTGGCCACCTCTATCCGCATGATGTACCGTTCGATGAACGAGGCAGCCGAGGGCACCAAAGAGAGCGCCGACGCCTACGAGCGGCTGGGCGTCAATGTGCGCGACGCATCCGGCAAGCTCAAGAGCGGCAACGAGGCATTCCTTGAGGTGGCCGACGCGGTGGCGAAGATCCAGAACCCGGCCGAGCGGTCGGCTATGGCGATGAAGGTATTCGGCCGCGCAGGCTCGGAGATGCTGCCAATGCTGGAGGGTGGCAAGGAGGCGCTCAAGGGGTATATTGACGAAGCCCGCAGATTGGGGCTAATCTACACCGACGAGGACGCCAAGCGCGGCGCTGCGTTTAATGATCAGCTTGACGCATTCACTAAAGTCCTGACGCGGCTTAAAGAGACAGTTGCTATGTGGCCAATGAAGCAGATGACAAAAGTAATGGCCATGATTACCGGCTCAGACCTGCCTGATGTCGTCAAGATGGACGTTAGGATCGACCAGATCAGCGATTTACAGAAGAAGATATCCGACTTTGAAAAGCGCATGCCGTACTTTGAAAAAGCGGCCGCCAATCCAAAGCGCGAGTTCATGCGCGGTTATTACGAGAACAAGCTCAAAGAGAAGAACGAAGAACTGCGCAGCATGAATAACGAATTAGCAACGCTGGTGCAGGACTATCAGGCGCTTGATGCCATTAAGGCCAACTCTGGCAAGACCGACGACGGTGGTGGTGGCGGTGGTGTATTCACGCCCAAGCTCGGCGGCTTGATGGCTATGACCGGGCGGCCTACCAAGACCAAAGAAGAAGCCGATATATTCTTAAACAGCATTACGCGGATGAACCCGAAGATCGGCGAAGTCAAGCGCTCCGTCGGTGAACTTGTCCCGGCGTTCCAGAAGGTGCAGGCCGCCACTATCGACACATCCGTCACGCTCGGCGATAAACTGGTTGCACCATTTGAGGCCATGATGATTGACATTCAAGGCGCATGGGCCAATACCATCAGCGAGTTTTTAAAGGGTGGGCAGACATTCGGCGAGTTCATGCAAAACGTATTCGAGAACGTCCTGGATTCGTTTATCAATATGATAAGCCAGATGGCCGCGCAGCAGTTGGCAGGCTCCATATTCTCCGGCATCACCGGCCTGAAATATAATGCGGCAGGCGTTGGCGCAAACTATGCCAGCATGCAGGGCGGCACCACCATCAACATCAACGCCGTCGATGCCGCGAGCTTTGAGACGCTGGCCCGCCGCAATGCCGGAGTTATTACCGGCGTGGTCTGGGAGCAGCAGCAGTACGGGAGGGCGATGTAATGGCATGGAGTGCCGACTGGTCCCCGCAGTTTGTCTATACCTACGGGCCGCAGTTCAAGACCGAAATCACCGAATTTGAGACCGGCAAGGAGCAGCGCCGCCAGAAGTGGGCGGCCGGCCGCAAGCGGTTCCATCTGGTCTACAACGCCCTGCCCGCCGCCACTGCCGCGCTGATACTGGCCGAGTTTGAGGCCATGAAAGGCGCCTACACGACGATGAGCTGGACTAACCCGGCCGACACGACAAGCTACACGGTGCGCTTTGTGGAGGACAGCCTGCAACTGCAATACCTGACTACATCGGCGGTGCGGCTGGAGTTCGACTTTATCGAGGTCATATAATGCCCAAAACCGTTAACGCCACTGCGCTTACCGAGGCGCAGAAGGCGGCCAACAATCCCATCTACCTGCTTGAGCTGGCCCTGACCGGTACTACGCTCCGGCTGGCTGGCACCAACGCAGACGTGGTATTTCCGTCCTCCGGCGGCTCGACCTATACCGGCTGGGGCTTCCAGTTCGGCGCCGTCACTAACCAGATCACCGGCGGCATTGACCGCGTCGCCGTGCGCATGGACAACACCGGCAACAGCCTGTCCTCGTATGTGGTCAATTATGACTGGCCGGGCCGGGTGCTGACCATCAAGCGGGTGTTCGGCAACCTGCTCTCTAACTCGGCCTATGCT